CATGGTCTTGGTAGACCGTGGATCAGTAGTGTCATAGGCCGGTGATCCAGTGGATCGGGCAGTGACAGGCGAAATCGGCGCTGGCGCGGATGTCGTACGTTTCATTGGTGGGTCAGACGCCAATTTGGCCTCAATCTTCCCAATTTCCTTTGCCTGCGCAAACGGGGCTAGGCGAGATATACGCTCTGCATCTTTGGGGTTAGTTCCGAGGTAGTAAGCTAACTCAGGCCCAACATCCGAAGACCGAATCGTATCGGCCATCACGTCAGTAATTGGTAGCTTGGGGTTGTACGCGACTTGTTCAAAGTCATCGTACTTAGCGCGGGCTTCCTCTTCCTTGTCGTGATAACTCTCAAGAACTTGCGAGTGCTGTTTGGCCGCTTCGCGCTGCGCGATCAGTTGCTCTGCCTTTTGATAGGCCAACGCATCGGCGTAAGCCTCTGGCGTTTCAAACTGATCGACAGACTGTGCTGCCGGAGCCCTCAAGGTTTGCGTTTCCGCAACCCTCTGTGCTTGTTCCCGTTCCCACTTTCGTTGCTCTCTTGCGAGGCGTTTTCCAATAGCTGCATCAAGTTCCTCTTGCGAGAAGGTCTTGGGTGCTTCTGCTTCCGGCGCTTTAACTTCGGTCTCAGGTGCAGCCGTTGCCACCTGTTCCGGCGCGGTTTCAACTTCCGCTAGGGTTTCTTCTGACATTTTTTCGATTCCATAGAATCCCTGGTGAACGCACCAGTACGTTTTTTGGCATTATGCATTAAATTGTGCAGATCGTGCCTCTACCTCATACGGGTTTAAAAAATACCCGTACTTTAGATTCCAATACAAATACTTGACCATGTAGACCAGCTTGCCATCTCGTTGCATTTGCTCCAAGTGCTTTTGCTCATGCCGGATAAGGCCAGCATCAGTCTCATAGCCGGGTGCAAAGTAAATGTCGCCCCACAGGCTAGTCCACCCCTGAAACTTCATCCGGTTTATAAACCAGAGGATTGGGCCGTGGGCAACTTTGATCATTATGCGTAATAGCTAATGTTTAACTTGGCGCTGCCTGCTTGCTCAATAAATTGAATTTTGGTTAAATCGCCATCGTATTGCAGGGGAATACCGGCAGACAAAGGCATTCCAACAGATGCTGTGGGCGCAGTGCCGTCATCACGCCAACGCACACCCTGCGTTTCGCAAATAATCAGCGCAAAAGTGGGTTTCTGAAACAGCCCATTTTTGTCCGTAGTTGGAACGGTCAAAGTGGCCGCAGAAGACAGCGAAGTAATCTGTTGGTAGCCAATGCAGGACGTTACTGCTTTAAGGTTCATGCTCATAATTAAAATCTCCGGGGTTGTGTGAACGATCTTAGTCTAAATCCAATTTCGGTATCCACCGCAGGAGTCCCACCAAAATTCCAGCCTAAGTTGTTTCCAGCATCTACACTGCCGTTGGAGTAAAAAGCATTCCATGTAGCGCCGCCAGTTGCGGTAATGTCTTGAACAGTTAAATACGAAGCATTGACTGTTCCACTGGCTTGCGACAATGTTGCCGTTGTACCAGCCGTTGTGCTTTGCAGATATTTTTGAGTCGTGCCAGAAGTAGCAAATGCGCCCACTGTGCTTGTGGCACTCGCTTTAAGTTGAACGGTACCATTGGTAATGGTAAATGCCCTGGTTGACCCTTGGGTCAAAGCGTCTTGAAAAGCAAAGGTTCCACCTAGACCACTAAACGCAATTGGAAAGTCTAATGTCTTTGTTGCGGTTGTAATTGTTTTTGTACCTGAAGTTGCAGCAAACGTAGTCGCATTTGCGCCAGCAGTCAAAGTCATGCCACTGACCAAAGTCAAGTTTCCATAAATGGTCATAGCAGTGTTTGTAAGCGTTCCAGCAAAGCCTGTAAACACTAAATTTTTAAACCCACCAGTAGCGGTCAGCGCCACAATATCTGTTCCCGCACTAACATTCAAACTAATTGAATTTGCTTCAGATAGAGCACCAAATGTAATAGTTCGCGTGCCTGTAGCGCCACTATAAGTAGCGTTGACAACAGGCGTACCTGAAACAGTTAGTCCAGTAACAGTTGAAGTAGTCCAAATTGTTCCTGCATTTCCAATCAACGCAATGTTGCCAGTACCAAAAGCTAAAGTTCGTGTATTACTATTAGTTGAACTAAACAATCCTGTAGTCAGAGTTTTATTGTTTAGGTCTAATGTGCCATTGGTAAGCGTAAAAGTGTTTGTAGATGCCGTTGTAAAAGCATCAGCAAGTTGCACAGTCCCACTAAAAGCCAGCACCGTAGCAGGTTGTGTAAAAGATATACCGTTAGATGTGATGGTCTGTGTAGTTCTACCGTAAAACTGTAGGGCTGCGGTTCCAGACAACGTAGTACCAGTACCATTTTTCCAATTACCGTAAATGCTTGGTGCAGCCGTAACTGAAAGAGTCATAGCCGTTGTGCGGTTGGACATATCTACTGTTCCTAAAGCCCAACCAGTACTAAGCGTAATCGTACCTGTCACACTACCTGCATTGTCAAATACGGCAGTGTCTTGAGGTAGTGGAAAGTTGGCGGCAGCCGGTGTACCACCTGTGCCTGGAGCCCATCCGGTAGCTTCCCATACTTGAGCGCCAGCCAAGTTCCAATAGACAGTCTTGGCGGCGGTAAATGTGATGTTGCTGTTACCTAGCTGATTACCAATTCGTGTGCCAGTCCAAGGTGAAGCAGCAGAAGCACCAGCAGCAACAATGTCCCTAAAGTCTACATCAGACAATGTGGCAAGCGTAGCTACAGTAAGAGTACGAGGTGTACCTAAAACACTAGACTGAACATACATACGTATGTTTGGCCCATTTGCAGCACCTAAAGTAAGTGTTCCATTAATCGTTTGATTTGAATCTATTGTCACTGTTTTATATCCAGCCACAATAAGACTTGTCATACTTAAATTGTTAAACGTGTTTGCACCAGTAATAGCAAAAATAACATTAGCACTGGTTCTAACGTAATTTACGTTGTAATAAGTATTACCCCCACCCGCAAAAGTGGTTGTTCCACCTGCGGTCATAGATATTGTGCTAGTACCTGCATCTAAAGTTAAATTAGTTCCACCTATTGTTAAGCCTGCATTTCCGCTTAAAGTTAAAGTAGAAGAACCTAATGTAATAGCCCGTATGTTGTTATTATTAGACGTAAAATTTTGAGTATTAACTGCTTGGTTTCCAGAATTAAAACTTCCGTTAACTGTAGTAATTGTTCGGCTAGTGTTAATAGCTGTACTTAATGTCCAACCACCACCAACACCATTTAAATTAATATTTACCGCATTAAAATTAACGTTATTACAACTTATTGTTTTTCCGGTAGAAGTTGCCACAAAGTTAACTGTAGAATCACTACTAGAAAACGCTACTCCAGTAGCAGCATTAGACCAACTTCCGTACACATTAATAGTGCTAGAGCTTCCTTGAAATGTTATTGTTACATTACCAGTAACAGGGCCAGCTATAGTCACATCAAGACAAGTTGCTGCATTAGCTGTTACTCCTATTGTTACGGCGTATGCCGTAGCATTAGAGAGGCTATTAAAAATTACGTTATCAGCAGATGTGGGGACACCCGCGCTGCCTGCACCACCAGAACTTAAAGACCAATTAGTAGTGGTTGTACCGTCCCAAGTACCAGCACCACCAACCCAATAATATGTAGCCATAATTATCCTTACAGTTAGGTTAAGATAGTCATGCGCTATACCCAGTCATATCCTGAAAACTTTCTACTTTCATAAACAATTTTATTGGGTAACTGCTTCCTCGGCTATTTGTAACGTTGCACGTATAAGTGCTTGCAGCAACAGAAAAATAACCCGCCGTTGGCGCAAGAATTGTGTTTACAATTATATATATGCCCGATACTGCGGATGCAATGGCATAATTTGCGCGTAATGGCGTAGCAAGGGTAATAACATTACCTGATACACTTGCAATAAGATACTTATCGGCGCCGCCTATAGTAATTGAATCACCAACATGAAAGTGAACATTAGTGGCGCCATCAGTAACTGTTATTGAAACATCATTTGTATTACCAGCAACACTTAAAGTTGTTGTTGAATACCGTCCAGCAATTTGGATTAAGTATTCTCCAATATCTATAGCTCCAGTTTGCAAGTCCTGCCCATAAACTGTAAGTTTTCCATTGAAATTAGCTTGCCGATCTAAATTTCCATTAACTCCATCATTCCATAATTGAACGTATGTTTGCGCGCCGCCAACTTGTGGAAGTCTTACTGAATAGTGCGTTATATTTAATTTATCTCCAGTAAAAGACATTAATTTTGTACATTCGCTAGTAGACATTAAAACATTAGGGGCCAAATAACTTACGCCGCTAGTATCTAAGTCTGTGTACAAACGGGCCGCTGTTTGTGCAGGTGATGTTTTATAGGGGGTAGATTTAATATCAACACTGACCGATAATTTAAAATATTTAGGGTCAAATTTTCCAACTATTCCAATAGCAGTTAAGCTAGTACCCTGCCCACCCGCATAAGTTTGATAGTTAGAAATTTGAACTGTGGATGTGTATACCGCCCCAGGAGTAGCTGGTTCAGTAGCAATGTTTTGATGGTTATAGCTTGTTGGCGTGTAGTGTTCGATGTAATTAACTTCAGCCCCAAGCGCTTGTACAGAAGGATTTATTGCAAAACCTTCACAAGATGAATTGCTTGTCATTCCGCCAGTTGCTCTAGCAATATACATTAAGCCGCGCGGTGACCCAGTCATCACTTGCCCATCTAAACAAACTCCAAAGTTAGCATTCTTTGATCTAGAAGGAAAATAGGCAAATCTTCCTGATACATTTACAGCGTCAGGATTTGAATAAGAAAATGTACCAAAGTTAATACCAGCTCTATAAGCATCTGTTGTAGGACGAAGAATTGCAGCTTTAAACCAATTATCAAAATCTAAATCATATGTTACGCCCATTGTATGCCCATTATTAGTAATAACAGGTGAGGCAACAAAGTTTGTGTCTTGGGCTTTCCAAGGATGATTAACCGTATAGCAAGCTGCGCTTGCAACAATACCTACATTTGAGTTATACGCAGGCTCAAGATTTAAAATTTCGCCTAGCTGAACTGCTCCATAATACAAGATGCCGCCATTACAAGACTCTGCATAGATATTATAAAACTTACAAGCAATAGCACGACCTGTCATGCAAATTGCCCAACGTGCGCCAACAACAACAAAATTTCTAATCCAAAGATTGGCGATATCTGGCCCTGCTGTTCCAATGTTAGAAAAATCTAAATCACAGAAAGCTGCGCCACCAACTTGCCCTGCAACATCATTGTCAGCAGGAACAGGAGTGGTAGAGGTAATTTTTGGATAAGCCCCAATTGATACAAGAAGCTGAGACCCGTTACCTTCTAATGTAATTCCACGATAAACACGCAGACTATTGGTAATTTTATACTTTGTGTTTCCGGTATTTGGAAACTCAAGAGTTACGTAGCTATATCGTTCTTCTCCAGAAGTTGCGGAAAAAGATTTAACATAATCAATAGCTTTCTGAATAGCAATAGTATCATCTGTTGTTCCATCGCCAACAGCGCCAAAGTCCATAACGCTTATAACGTGGCGCAATACAGCTTGAACATTAGTAACAACAGCGCCAGTTCCTGCCGGTGTATAACTTACCAATGCCGCGTCAGTAGCAATGCCTGTACCGCTAACACCTGTAATGTTGTCCCATGTAGCAATGAGAACATCTGTACTGGTGTACAAAGCAAATTTATACGCTTGTAATGCAGTAACCCAAATTTCACCTGTAGCCACACGGCCCGCTGAATTCAACACAATAGGGTTAGTGTGCGCGGTAGAGCCCGCCGCAGATGTATACGTTGCTTGAGGTGTAGTTGTACCCGCAGCATAGCTGTACAACTTGCCGCCTGATAACGGGACTCCGCTATCGCTAAAAAACTGTTGCCCTGCGCCAGCAAGTGCGGAAAGATTGACGGTCATGCTAAGAACCTCAGTTTATATAGGGTACGCAGATAAATCTCAACGATATTGTCAATCAGTTGCTGCAACGAAGAATCAGATTTATCCACCACATCGTAGCGGCATTTTTCAATCTCATCCAATTGGTTTTGCAAAAAGTCGATGATGTTGGCCGTCTTGGTAGCCGAATGCAGCGTGATTGGCCCCATCAAGCCATGACGGCCTTGGTAGGCTTCAGCAAAGTCGTCCGCAGCGCCAATAATGCGCTCATAGAAGATATTGAGCGCAACGTGCTTAGAGTAGCTGCGAGTGTTCAAATGAACGCTGTGGGCCACATCACGGGCCAAAAACAGCATCCCGACAAAATCGGCGGCTTTGTACATCATTGTGGCATTCCCATTGGTTGTTGTTCCATGCCTTCTTGAGGCATTTCAGGGCCGGTGTCCATGTCACGGCCAGGCATCTCGTTAACCAAGTCGCCCGAGGTAATCATGCCATGCACAGTGCCCAGCACGATGTCTTGAATCTGTTCTGGCGACATACTGGCCTGCACGGCAGAAATGCGTTGAGTCTCGGCTTGGTATGCCTTGACCGTGGCCTCAAAGTCTTTGCGGTGCATATCCTGCGCTTCAATCGACTTGCCAGCATTGATGATCATCTGGTGCATCTGCTCCATCTCTTGGCCCATCGCTTGGATTTGCTGCTCTGCGGCCTGCAACTCGGGCGGCTTGTCGCCGTCTTGCATGAGTTTGGGGTCAATAGTCTTAGCAAACCGTTTTGCCATCTCTTGGGCGCCAGGCCAATCCATGTTCTTGACAAACAAGTCACCGGCCACTTGCCATAGCTGGGGGTTACCCTGCAACAGTTGGCCCATCGCTTCCAGCGCCTCTTGGCGCTTGGTCGCGTAGCCTGGGCCGGTGGTAGCCACCACGTCGTACTTGCCCACGCCAGGGTTGTAAATCTTGTCGATCACGATGCCTTGCTGATCCACGATCTTTTTGATCGGCTCTTGCTGCATCGGGTCAATCTTGACCATGCTGGTCTCGCCGTCCTCGCCAATGATGCGGGCGATGCGCTGGGTATCGTAAATTTTGGGGATCAAATCAACCAGTTGGCGGGTCAAATACCGCACACCACGGGCCAAGTTGTCACCGTAATGGTACGTCCCGACATCACTTTCGCGCGCGCGGGCCAGAATGGCTTTGCCGCTGCGTTCGTTGGATGTCATGCCCAAAGAAGCGTTGTATTGGCCGGTGGCTGCTTTAATATCCTCAGAAGCCCCAGATTTGGCCTGTAATAGCCCGCTGGAGGCCATTGGCGGCTGCGCCCGCTGGGGTAGTGGCAGCGTAACGCCCGCGCCGTCTGTAACGTCTGGATTGACCTCCAAATACGGCCAGTTGGTCGTGTTAGCGGTCTTCCATTGGTTTTCGTAGCCCTCAAACTGGCCGCCGTAGCCAATAAATGGTGCTTTGGGGGCCAAAGCCAGCATTTCTGCCTCTTGGGATACCCAATAGTTGTACATCCGCTGGGCGTCTTTGGCGTTTCGCACCAGGCCGGACACGTACAAACGGCCATCAACCTCAAATTCATTGCCCACAATGCGGACAATTGGGATGTATTTGCCTGCCCACTCGCGTTCTTCCAAGATTTCGTAGCCGTTTATCTTGCAATACTTGATACGTGGCCGGTCAGACTGCCGAGTTTTCTTAGGCTTGCCATAAATGGCCCGCAATTGCTTGTCTTCGGGCGTTCCCTCAAAGGCCGTGGCGTTGCCAGGGTACAAATTGAGCGTGCCCTTGTCGTAATCGACGTAGTAGTAGTCGGCAATACGGATCGTGTCCTCATTGAGCCACTGCGACAGGTTCTGATCGCCCACACCCAGCGTTTGCAGGGTGGTGATGGGCGCTGAGTCGGGGTACATCCGCTGGTAATCGTCTTTGCGGATGTCCTCGGTCACAAAACACCACTTGGCGTCCGCGCCGCACGGGTCTTGGATGGTTGGATCCATGTAGACCGAGAAACTATTGCGAACCCGGCCAATCTTGATGTCTTGGTCAAAGGTATTGTCGTCGCAATACTCGGTCAGGACTCGGATGTAGCCTTCTCCGTAAGAGACTTGGTTTTCGCAGGCGGTGTCGTAAGCGACATCTGCGTCCGAGATGTATTCAATATGCCTGACCATGCCGTTGAATATTTCGGCAACGTCAATGTCGGCTTTGTCGTCGGCTGGAATAACTTTGCCTGTTGGGCGATTTTGGCGTTGGTCATTGGTAACTTGCCGTACGTGCTGCGGCAGCTTGTTAATCGTAAGACACGGGCGAGCGTTGATTGTCTGGCCCTGCACCGCGCCCCGAGTCGCCAGCACATCAGCAGGCCACTGCCAATGGTTGTCTGGGCTTCCGGCGTAAAACTTCAGATCGTCGATCTCATCCTCGCGGGACTCAGACAGCGCCGATATCGCCATGTCCAAGCGGCTGCGGGCGGTCGCCAGCACGCCGGAGTCGTCGTTCTTCTTGCCGCCGCCATTAGCGACGTTGCCTACCGCCACCATGCCGGTGTAATCAGCCATTATTTCTTACCCTTTGGGGCTGGCGCGCTGCGCTTGACCGCATAGGCAATTGCCACGGCCTGTTTGACCGGCTTGCCCGCTTTGACTTCAGCTTTCACGTTTTCACGAAAGGCTTTGGGGGAAGATGATTTAACGAGTGGCATTATTTGCCTTTCTTGGCCGTCTTGGCTGAATCTTTAAAATCTTTGGCCGTTGGAGCGCCTTTTGCGCCTACAGGGCGCATTTTCTCTTTGCTGCCAGCCGCAATGCGTGCTTGTTTGGCGTGAATGTTTGCGTACAGTCCAGGTTTAGTAGCCATGATTAACACTTCCATCTTGCTAAAGCAGCAGCTTTGCGGGTGGGATTACCCTTTTCATCTTTCATTGGCCCAGGCACGCCAGACATACGGGCGCAGAACGAGTCCTTGCGTGCGCCGCCTTGGGGCTGCGGAGCCTTGAGATTGGAGCCGGTTGCGGCATTGTACTTCTCGCGGCCCTTGGCCGTCAGGCCAGCGCCTTTGGATGTGGGCAGCTTCTCGCCGCGTCCGACAGATAGAGATACTTTTTTCATGAGCCCATCCATGATGTATGCATTGCGCCGTCTTGAGCGTTATAGCGGCGAGTCGGCTCAGTATACTCGCGGTGAGCCACGGGAAAAGCAAACGTCACGCATATAGCGTCCGCTGCGTCTGGTGATGCTAAACCCCGTGCTTTCATTTCTTTCTTGCTCTCCAAGAAGATTGTTCCACGTGAATCAGGCTTCATCTTAGGCGAAATCAAATCCGTCTTCAAGAACCTGTCGGTCGGAATACTAGCAGATTTTAGCCATTCCCTCATCTCACCCCACATCTGCGCGCGCATATTTCCGTACATTATCGGGTTTTTGGCCTTATTTCCAAAGTTCACGCCTTTAATCTTGTACCGCTGCTCTTTGAGCCTGTCCACAATCCCAGCCCCCAGCCCGCCCTCGTCAATCACCACTAGGGTCGGCTTATATTCCTCAATCGCGTCAATCACATACCCCACAACCGTCATGGTGTCGTCGCCCCGGTGCCGCGTTATGTTAACAATATCCCGTCCTTGGCGCACGGCGATGACCGTGGCGTCCGCGCCGTAGCGCGCCGGATCGACGCCGATGACGATGGGCGCTGACAGGTCTTTGTACCGCTCCCGCTTCATGGCCTCGTCCACTATGTCTGACCCGATGAACTGATCGTCTCCCGCGCTTGGGAACATCCCGTAGACTTCGACGTGCGCCTGGCTGGAGTCCGGCCCGTACTCTTGGATGATCCGCTCGTAGACTTGCTTGTCCGTACCTTCGACCGTGCGCGCGTCCACCACCTTGGTTTTCCAAAACGCCCGTTTGGAGTTAAACGCCTCGTAGAAGTACCCCGTGTTGCGACGGGGGTTGGAAAACGCTAGCCAGAAGCGGTTGGGCGTGTTCTCGGTAAAGAAGCCCGCAGTCACCGCCCAGATCGTGTCGTCAATACCGCTTGCCTCGTCAAACACCACCAGCACGCCGTCGTAGTTATGCACACCCGCGTATGCGTCGGGGTTCTCCGCTGACCACAGCCGCCCCTCGACACCCCAGTACCTGGTGCCCTTCTTCAAGTCCCGCTCGACCAGTTCGGTCAGCCACTTGGCGGGCATCACCCGCGTGGCGCTCACCTCAAACCAATGGCTGTTAATCGCCATCGCCAGCCACTTGGTGATCTCGGCCCAGGTGATACTTCTGAGTTGGGATTCCGAGTTGGCCGAGATGATGGTCGTAGACCCAATGCGGGTTGCCAGCATCCAGATCGTGATCCAACTGACCAGCGCCGACTTGCCAATACCGCGCCCAGACGAGATGGCCGATTGCAGCACGTTGTAGTCCAGCAGGCCTTTGTTTGCTTCGATGTGGTCTGCAATATCTTGCAGCACCTCGCGCTGCCACTTGCGCGGCCCTTTGAAGTTCTCCAGCGGCGTGCCCTTGACGCCCCACGGGAATACCAAAGCCACAAAGTTGAGCGGGTTGTCCTTGATGCGCGGCGTCCACAGACGCGCCATCAGGGCTTGTTCGTCTTCAGCGCTGTATCTGGTTGACTGCATCTACGACCTCAATGACGCGCATCTCTGCTTCTTGCAGTGCCTGCGTGATGGATATGCGTTGGTCGATGTCCACCGTGATGGACTGCTTGGCAACCCAGCCGTGCTGGTGTTTGAGAATTTCAAGCGCCGCTTTGGCATCGCCCTCACGGGCTGCCTTGTGCAGGATGTCGGCCATCTCGCGCTCCCCGTCAGCTTTGCCCTTGATCGCGGCCATCTCGGCCAGTGCGTCAAATTGGCACAGGTGCCGGTACTCTTCAGGCCGCATCCCAGAGGCCAGCGCCAGCGTGTCGCCTTTGAGCCCCAGCTTGGCAGCGTCGTATATCGCTTGCAAGCGCGATTCGGTTGCTTGGACGTGTCGGACAGTGAGCGGCAGTGACTTGAACATTTGTTCTCCTGCGCCTGGGAGGCGTGTGCTGGAAGTTTACATTAAAAAAATTTTGTTCGCGAGCCCTTCGTTTACGTTGGCCCAATCGCTCGGCCCTACCCCTCCCCCTCAGCCAAAATCCTACGCAAAATGGCAAGCAATCCCTACGCAAAAAGGCAAGGGTAATGCTAGTCAGATTGGCAAGCGTATACTAGGCAAAATGGCAAGTGGTTGGCCATGGGGATGTGGGCCATGTAGGCATGACCTACAGGGTTGCATGGTGTCCGATACCGGCCACCGGCCACCGGCCACCATGTGGGCCATGTAGGCATGACCTACAGGGTTAGAGTGCTTCCGTAAACCATGCGGCCATGTGGCGCCAGCAAAATGCGGCGGTTTGGCGGTGTGGGTCATGTAGGCACTTTTAAAAGCGTTTTTCAGTCGCAGCGTCTAGCTGCATAAACTTAACATAACGTATATCTGCATATTAATTACTGTAAAGGAATTCCTTACAAAATAACATCTAGTAACTTGATATAAAACTATGACAATTTAGCCAACAATTACACTCTCTCCAATGGGATGCATGAAAACCGCCAGTGCCAACAAAACACCGTGCATGGTGCCTACAATTTTGGTCAACTAAGGGTAAACACCTAGAAGATAAATGTTGACGTTGCAACAAATTCCCTTACAATACAGGCATGGCAACATCGCCATGCAATAAAGTAAAGGCACACAATGACAAAATCCGAAAAACGCGAGATCGCAATCACCCTCAAAATGCAGCACTTTGGCGCAAATTACGTCGCGCGCGCACTGTCCGCACTGTATCGCAGCGCGCGCACTAGCAAATCGCAAAATGAAATTATGGCGATCGCCTTGGCGTATGGCGTAGTTTCAAACGACGAATTCATTGTTTAATTCACCCTCCAAGGGCTTCGGCCCTTGTTCATTCACTACAGTAAAAGGCAAACATCATGAACTACATCAAAACACTGGAAGAGATTGTTAGCACTCGACAAGCGGACGCAATCCAACGCGAAACGCGCACCATAGAATTCCGCGCGCACTTGCGCAGCTCTAAGTTTCACACCCAGTTGGACGGCTCGCGCGGCGATCTTATTAGCACCGCCGATGTCAGCCGCTGGCTTGATTACATAAATGAACCGCTGGAGAAAGCAGCATGAAGCCCTACTATTCCCTCAAATGCTATGCCTATGATTTCCCCTCACTCAAATATCACTTTACAAACTTGGCCAAAGCGCAAGCCTGGGCGCGCGGTTTGATAGTTGACGGATACCACACCGTCGAAGTGCTGCGCTTTGCGCATGGTGAAGTTGACATATTGGAGACATTGCACGCCTAGTACACCCTGCAAGCCCTGCGCGTCAGGGTTTGCGGGTTTGCACTATCGCAAACCTTAATAAACTACAGTAAAGGTATATCATGCAACGCATTACACGCAAAGATTTAACAAGCGCAACGAACCGATTGAACCGCATTACAGGCAACGACGCCGAACCTTACCGCAAAGAGGGCGACAAATGGGTTGCGAATATAGGCAATTTCCACATTAGCGGCGCTTATGGCGGATTTGCCCTGCACCAAATGGGCAACGAAAACGGCGGTATTCGTGATGTATTTAAGCAAGGCTATAACCCTATGCGCGACGTGTACAGCCTTATACATGCTTTTGCTGACGGCATCGAATTTGCGCGCGAAAAGGTGACAGCATGAAAGCAGGCCAATATATCCATATTTCACTATATGGTAAACCTGAACGGGTTTTAATTTTAGCGATCCATCGCGCAGGCACCATTGACGTACAGCGCAGCGATGGCGCGTGCTACCGGGTCAGCGGACTATCCATGGCTAAGGGTGCCGCCGCATGACCACCTATAAAAATCCATGGCACAAACCACAAAACCCGATGTATGGCCCTGAAAATTATTCGACGGACTCAAAGCCCGTTTTATATTGCAATTATTTAATTTATGAACGCATCGCCGGACACGTCTGGGACGTGGTGAAAGACGGCGCATGTATCACTCAATTAGCGGGCCTGAACGGTGCAAAAAGGGCAATTGATAACCTACAGGGGGCCGCGTGATCCACCCGCTATTTGAGGCCATCCTACGGCCATATGCGCCACCGGCATTACTGCCCACGCCTGAAGCTATCGACGCGGCCATGTTGGCCGATAAGTTAGCGGACGGGTACAACCAACGAAAAATCGACAATGCTATCAACCTGGAGTTACGTTATGCAAACCCTGAAAATTGAAACAACAACCTATTCGCTGGCGTCGCTGGAGCGCACGCTGGCCGTGCAGGCCCTGGCCGCTAAGATTACCGGCAAGCACAAACCCGTGCGGCCAAAGGGCGGCACCGGCCGCCTGTATCCGGCCATGGGGGCCGATATGAGCCCTGCGGAGTACGTGAGCCAGTACTATGCGCTCAACTCGAACCGGCGCCTTTTTAAGACTGGCGCGCCGCCCTATGGGGACGCGAACCTGGCCGGATTCTATGAGGGGCTCAGCGACCGCGTGAGTGTGCCCCAGGGCGTCGATTCTATGGAGGTCGAAGCATGAGACAGCACTACAAACCCGAACCAGTGGCGCGCCCTTGGGCTGACGTGTTGCTAGCCGTGACCATTGGCTTGGCCTTGGCCGCTATCCTATTGGAGTACCTATGATCTATTTCCAAACGCCACTGTACGTGCAGACAACCCTACAGGCGCGCATAAACCACCTAGAAGACGTGCTGCGCGCGCTGCTGGACGATGACAACGAAGCGACTCGAGCGGACGCCCTGCGCGCGCTCGAATGCTCATAATCGCAGCGGCCTTAGCCGCCGCGATCCTGGCGATCATCTTCGATCTAGATTAAGCCCCTTCGGGGGCTTTTTCTATGGCCCTGCGCAGGTCGGACTTGTTGCTTTTGGCTAACTCAGGCGCGCAGAATATGTGCTTTTTGGTTTGATACTCACGGGACGCGAGTCTGCCCATGTCCACCCAGCCCGCTTCCTTCAGCGCATGCATAAGGGCTGGGGGGACGATCTTGATCCCTGCTGGCGCGTATAGTTGCAACTCATCACAGATCGCGTAGAAGGGCGCGCCTACCACGCCGCTGGAGAATGCACGCTGGCGGGCTTTGATTAGGTTAACCAAGAAGGACTCTGCACCGGACATTCCATGCTCGACCATGATGGCCTTGGCCTCGGTCATTGGCGGGGCTGCGTTAGGGTTCCACGCAGACACGTCGCGGGTGTGCAAGTAAGCCGCCACTGCTGCAAAGCCGCCCCGGTGTTCGTACCAGTTCCAAAGGCTAACCGCTTCTGCTTCGGGCAACTTGCCTGCCTCTGACCATAAGACAAACCAGCGCCGGTCTTCGCTGGGCAGACTGATAGCCACGCGCTCGTTAGAAAACGCCACCACGAACACGCGGTTCAGGGCATAGTAGGGGTGCAAGCCCTTGCGGTTGACCATCAGCAACTCGGGCGGCGCTGCGATGATGGGTTTAAGGGTGTTTTCTAGCGCGCGCCGGTCTTTGGCCTCTGCTTGGCGCAACTCGGCGATCTCCATTACTTCGCACTCGAGCGCATAACCCCACTGCGAATTGAGGTCTTCGTTCTTAACCAGGGAGCAATTGGCCTTGGCCTTGCCGCCTATGGCCCAAAAGAACGGGGCGAACAGGGTATCTTTGCCGCTGCCGTGGTTGCCGCCTAGCAGGATGGCGTGATTGATCTTGTGGCTGGGGAATTGCACCTTGTGCGCCAGGGC